TTACCGATTTGTATCCCCCGGCGTTTTTGTCAATGAAATTGACAACTCACAGTTGCCCGCCTCGCCAGCAGGTATAGGACCAGTCATCATCGGCCGAGCCGAAAAAGGTCCAGCCCTAAGACCGACGACTGTTAATTCTTTTGAAGAATTCGTTAACATCTTCGGCACCCCAGACCCAGGAAATTCTGGGGATGACGTTTGGCGCCAGGGCACCAACACCACCGCCACAACCTATGGCATGTATGCTGCCCAGGCTTATCTTCGTAATAGTTCTCCTTTAACTTACATTCGTTTGCTTGGTGCAGAATCAGATAGTTATAGCCCATCCGGCGTTCAGACTGCCGGCGGCGGTGAAGCTGGCTGGGACATTGGCGGCGATGCTTATGGATTGTTCCTTTTTAACGCATCGACAGCTAATGTAGGATCGCAGGTAACTGGCGCTCTAGCAGCTATTCTTTACGGTAAGGCAAACGTAGAATTTGCTTTATCTGCCTCAAATGTTCTGGGAACGGCTTCGGCCGGCGACTTCGCATCGCGCACCCAAAGACTTAACTTAACAGGAAACACCACTATCCTAGGTTCTGATGTAATTGTAGGCTCGGTAGGCGGAAGCTCTAATTCTAGAGAATACAAGCTGGTTGTTACCGGGGCGTACATCCCACAGGAAACAATTACCTTTAACTTTACTCGAAACGATTCTCGTTACATTCGAAAGGTTCTTAACACAAACCCTCAGTTAACAAACACAAGTATTACAGACGGTCCTCAGCAAAAGAATTATTTCCTAGGCGAAACATTTGACAGACACGTCAACAATATTTTAAGTTCTGATGTGGCAACATTTGCTGCAGTAACTAAGCTTAAACGAGGCACGGGTGCTGTATACACCACAGATGGCGCAGACCATACTCAGCCACTTCAGGCAGCACGAACTCCTGATATAATTAGTTGCCGCCTGTCTCCGTCCGATGTCCCGGTTAAACTATTTAAGTTCAGAGCTAGAGGTGAATCAGGCGATTGGGCAAGCAAAAACCTTAAGATTTCCATTCAGGATATCAAGAGGTCAACAAATAATGACAATGCATACGGTTCTTTCACTGTGGTGGTTCGCCACATCAGTGATAGTGACAACGTTGTTCGAGTGGTTGAACAGTTTAACAACTGTAACTTAAACCCCAACTCTCTTGATTATATCGCACGTAAGATTGGTGATTACAGAGACACGTGGAACCAGACCGAAAGAAGATATGTTCAGGAAGGAAGTTACTATAATAACTCCGATTACATCTATGTCGAGATGAACTCAGACGTTGATGCTGGTAACACAGCCCCAGCCCTCCTACCATTCGGTTTTGAAGGTATTCTAAAGTATGCGGACGAAGCAATCACTGGATATCCAACGGATTCGGGAGGTCTTGATTCCCAGCTCCCCGGTGCTGGTAACTGGATTTCAGGATCTGGTGGCGGCACCTATTTGGCATCTGGCTCAACCCCAGGCACGGGCGAGACAACCGCTTACTCGGTTATGACCTCCCGACTCGGGCGCTATAGCTCGACCATTACTCCAGCCTCTGTGTTCATGATTTCAGGATCTCAGTTAAGCTGCTCAATTGCATACCCAAGACCAGTGTTCCGTAACTTTGCTGTCTCGGGTGGCTTAGCCAACCCAACCGATGCTTACTTTGGTTTCCAAACCTCAGAGGGCGTTGGCTCGACTGTATACGATCGTTCAACGATTGACCTACTTCGACCACGAGGTGGATTGGTTGGAGTATACGCCGTCGCGACAACAGCCTCATCGTCTCTATCACCAACATTTACTTTGGATGATATTAAGACAGGTGGCGAATACTCAACAGGATCCTTCAACGTTGACTCTTTAACCTTTACAAACGGTGCGGTTTCAGGTGTTCTGGATGCTGGATATGATCGATTTACCATTCCATTGTACGGAGGCTTCGACGGAGTTAACATTTCGGAAATGGACCCATTCACCAAGACTGCGATGAATACAGCACCAACAGAAAAGAACGACTACACATTCTTTTCAATTAAGAGAGCTATTGATGCAGTAGCGGATCCAGAAGTTGTTGAAATGAACTTGGCATCCATCCCGGGTCAGACTCAGGACGGCTTGACAACTCACTTAATCAACACTTGTGAAGACAGAGGCGATGCGCTAGCTGTTATCGATCTCCCTGATTCTTTCCGCCCGAGAGAGGCAGGAACGTCGGTTGCACGACTCAACACACAGTCGACCATTACAACGTTGATTAATGGTCTAAGAGACAGAGGACTTAATACCTCTTACGGTTGTGCCTACTACCCATGGGTCCGAGCAAGAGACACCATCAATGGTTCGTTCCTTTGGTTGCCACCATCCGTAGCTGCTATCGGCACATTCTCTAGTTCACAGCGCAGAACACAGGTCTGGTTCGCACCAGCTGGGTTCAACCGCGGTGGCTTGACTGAAGGCTCTGCTGGTATCCCAGTTGTAGATGTTGCTCACCAGCTACGTCGAAAGGATCGCGATGACCTCTATGCAGCTAACATTAACCCAATTGCGAAGTTCCCAGCAGAGGGTGTTGTAATCTTCGGTCAGAAGACCCTACAGGTTACTCCTTCAGCACTGGATCGCATTAACGTTCGTCGTCTAATGATCTTTGTTAAGAAGCGCATTTCCCAGATTGCCTCTGGTCTGCTCTTTGATCCAAATGTTAAGACGACTTGGGCACGATTCACCTCAAGAGTGAACCCATTCTTGGCTGATGTAAAGACAAACTTTGGTCTTTCTGATTACAGAGTTGTTCTTGATGATACGACCACAACCCCCGATCTTGTAGATAGAAACATTCTATATGCGAAGATCTTCTTGAAGCCAACAAGAGCTATTGAGTTCATTGCGATTGACTTCAACATCACAAGAACAGGGGCGTCATTTGACGATTAAATAAAAAGTGGGGGAGTTCCGACTCCCCACACTAATTAACTTAGACCTATCAGGAGATAACAACAATGGCCTTTTGGACAAGCGCACTTTCAGAACCTAAAAGAAAACACAGATTTATTCTAAGACTTCCGGACCTCATTGTCCCGAACGGACCACTAGAGGGTCAGGCATTTCCAGAATACCTAGCTAAGTCTGTTACTAAGCCTTCTTACACAGTTGGTACAACAGACCACAAGTTCTTGGGCAACACATACTACTACCCTGGCGCTGTTACTTGGAATGACGTTACCGCGGTTATTGTCAACTCAACATCCCCGGATGGCAACGAGCTTCTTTATCAGGCTCTGCAACAGATGGGTTACCTATTGCCAAATATTCAAGAGGACATTTTTGCTAATAACCTTGATCCAAGCACCCCAAACAAGGCCGCAGCACTGAACGCACTGGGACAAGTTCAGTTCGAAGAGCTTTCAGGAACTGGTGGCACGCTTGGAACTTGGAAGTTGCAGAATGCTTTCATTACAAATGTAACTTTCGGTGATTTAGATTATGCTGATGAGGCACTTTTGGATATTAATATTCAATTCAAGTATGATTGGGCCACATATGACGTTGGTCCTGCTTCCCAGGCTTTGAATAACGTTCAGTAAAAGAAAGAGACGGTGATTTTTGAGTAGAAATTCTAACAGACAGGGGGCTCCTGAAGGACCCCCCGCACCACTACCACAAGCACAAGCGCAACAAACACAAAACTTATTTTCATTTCCAACCCCAACAGAGTTCGTTGAACTTCCTAGTAAGGGGTTGTTCTATGGTGAGGGACACCCACTACAAGGTGTTGAAACTGTAGAAATAAAACACATGACAGCAAAAGAAGAGGATATCCTATCTTCTGAGACTTTGATCAAAAAGGGACTTGTTATGAACAGGCTCTTAAAGTCTGTGTTGGTGGATACAACCATTGACCCTAACTCTTTGCTCATAGGCGATAAGAATGCAATTGTCATGGCTATTAGAGAAACCGGATTTGGTTCGCTTTATGGGACAAGCGTTACTTGCCCTGCTTGCGGAACATTAAATGAAAAACAATTCTCTCTGGAAGGCAAGGAGATTAAGCACTCTAATTTGTTGGAAAACGTTCAACTTCTAGAGAACGGAAATTTCTTGTTAACTTCCACGGATTACAATCCGGAGATCACCTTTGAGATTAGACTTCTGACTGGCAAGGACGAGCAAAGAATTCTAAAACATGTTGAGGGTCGTAAAAAGCTTAAGCTTGAAACTGGCTCTGTAACTGAACTATTAAAGAATATCATTGTTTCAGTTAACGGCATCACACAGCCGAGCGCGCTTCAAGAGATTATCGGTCAGATTCCTGCTGCTTTATCAAGGAAAATTCGTAAAGTATACGAAGAGGCAATGCCAAACATAGATCTAAAAGCTGACTTTACCTGCGACAACTGCTCACACACAGAGTGTCTGGAGGTGCCGATTAACGTCGACTTTTTTTGGCCTAAACTCTAATTATCAAGCAACGCTGTACGAAGAGTTTTTCATTCTAAAGCAACATGGTAATTGGTCTTTTGCGGAAGCTTATAGTCTTCCTACTGGGCTGAGAAGGTGGTTCTTGTCTCGTTTGGTCGATCACTTTGAAGAAAAGAAAGAAGCAGAAGAACAAGCCATGGCGGGCGCACGATAAGTGCGCCTTTTTGTTTATGCTACTATTTACTGAGAAGAGGTGTTCCCCATGAGTGAAGAAAGTATTGTCATCGATCTAAACGACAAGTCTCTTAATGAGAGGTTGTATACAGATTTTTCTTATAAGGTTAATCGTATGTTATTGGATTTATATCATGCCGGCGCAAATATTAACCCAACCATTCGCGGAACACAAGCTCAAATAGAATCTTTCTTCAAAGCTCTT